GCATGACAAGGAAAGTCATAGAGAATGCCTTAATAGCGGACAAAAATATTTTACCATGGCAGGAGTCTGAAAAGATTCTGCCTGGCATGAGCGTCGTTAAGTTAGATCGTAAAATGAATTGCAGTGTGCCCAGTTATACAGATTTTGGTCCTTCGCCATTGTTTGGAATTTATAATCCAACACGGTCACCGGCGAATTTGCGGATTTACGGTCCTCATACAGTTAAAGATATTGCTAAGAAGTCTTTTTCTCCAGTTAGTTATATTCCTGAAGATGAGGTTAAATTTGCCACTATGGTTATTGAAAGTATCATTCATGATTTTGATGAGATTAGTGAGAGTGAAATAGTTAAAGGAAACAGCGTTTTGGCCCCGTTAAATAAGAAATCGTCTAACGGTTTTGCGTGTGAGAAAGAAAAAGATGTTTATGTTGATTTCGAGGAAGGCGTTTTGACTGAAAAGTGCAGAAAAGAACTTGAAGAGATTGAGCAGTCCATATTGAATGACAACCCGAAGTGGGATGCGTTTGTTTGGGTAGAGTCTTTAAAAGATGAAATACGAAACGATGAGAAGAATGGAGTTCCTAGGAGTTTTAGGATAGGAACAATTCACCAGCAGATTTTAATGAAGAAATATTTTGGAAGTATGGTTGGAGATATAATAACAACAAGGGATTTCCACCAAATCATGGTTGGTATGAATCCTTTTAAGGAATGGCCAGGAATGCATGAGACTTTAATACAGTGTTTGTTAGTTTTCGCAGGAGATATCAAAACCTGGGACGGCGAGATGAAGAGTCAAGCACAACGTGCTGTGTGTGAAGTTATAGAGAAAAGAAGTAAGAGTGACAAGAAAATCGTCAGTTTCCTTTTGGAGACATTAGTACATTCTTTGGTAGCAATTCAAGATGATTTTGTAATGACCACGCATTCTTTTCCATCTGGCAGTTTTTTAACTGCAATATTTAATAGTTTAATAAATAAGTTTTATACCGCTATGTGGTTTTACCGTGAGTGCGTCAAGAATGGCGTTTCTCCATCAGTTAAATTATTTTGGGAAGTAGTAATTGATTATGTTTATGGTGATGATAAATGTAATGGAGTAAGAAAATATCCTGAGTTTTTGAACGCTATAACCATGAGAGATTTTTTCGTTAGTATGGGTATGGATTTTACAACTGCAACCAAACAAAAGATTGTGAGTCCCAGTGAAAGTATGGACGATATTCAGTTTCTTAAGCGCAATTTTAGATATCATAGCAAGTTAGGCAGAGTAGTATGTCCATTGGAGTTGAGGACACTGCAGTCTGGTTTATCTTTTGTTAACTCCAATAAAGACTTAGCCGTAGTTATGGATGGCAAGTTGGGATGTTTTCAGCGAGAGTTGTTTTTACACCCAGACGGAGATATGCTTTTGTACGATTTTCACAATAGAATGAAGGGTTACAATTGGAAGTATAAGATTTTGCCCGAGAGTTACATGACG